ACTTGTAAATACTGATTAACGAGTTTGTTTATTGCTGGTAAATACTGCTTGATAATCTTTGTTTTGATACCTGTATCTTTCAGCATTTCAGAAATAACTATATCATAATTTAAATCCTCTGACATATGAAGCTTTTGTTCAAACAAATCATTCTTCTCTGTCGTAAGAGATTCAAGATCGTCTTTTGCTTTATTCAGGTCAGCGCTTACGTCTTTCTCTATGGAAGACTGGTATTCTTGAATTTGGTTTTGGAGTCCAGCGATCTGCACGTTGTTTTCACCGAGTTCAGATACTTTATGTCGAAGCGCTCGAAGTACGTTCCCAGTCTCGCTAATCTTTTCTTCCACGGATGTCCCTTCCGTTCCGATCTCACGGCATTCGGATTGAATCGAATCTGCCTCTTGCTGCGCAGATTCGAGAATCGCATGTTTATGCGAGTCTGAAATGCCTTGGTCGCATACGGGACACGACTCATTCTTCTCGAAAAACTCGATCCGCTTCCTGACGTTGGCGAGATTTGATTGCCTATCTTGACCTCTGAGCATAAGGGCTTGGCGTTTATTAGATAGAGTCGATAACCCTTCCTCAGATTCCCTAATACTTTCTTCGAGGCCCAGGCTAAGCTCACTATTCTCAGCCTGTAATTCATTGATACGTTCCTGCGCTTGCAGTATCCTAGATTCATATTCTCTTTTATTCTCTTCAGTTAATGCTGTAATGTCACGAATGTATTTTTTCTGTGTATCTATTTTTGCATTTTGTATGTCAATCTTGTAGTTGTTATCTTTAAGCTTATCTTTAAGAGTATTGATTTTTTCTTTAAGAATAACATTCATTTTACTGAATACGTTAATATCTAAGAGATCTTCAATAACATCTCTTCTATTACCAGAAGACAGCTGCATAAATGGAATAAACGACGAAGAACCAAGAACTACAACTTGATGAAAACTTTTATGATTCAGCTTTAGTATGTTTTGTTCTAAAATCTTTTGGTATTCTTTTGCGTGCGATGACTGATTAATCATCGTACCGTTTTTCCAAATCTCAAATATACCTGGCTTTATTCCACGTACGACTTTAAATTGGCTTTGCCCTATTGTAAAGTCTACCTCAACAACACAGCCTTTTTGATTGATTGAGTTTATAAGCTGAGGTTTATTTATGTTACGATGTGGCCTACCAAACAACGCGAAAGATATCGCGTCAAGCATCGTTGATTTACCAGAACCGTTATGACCCACGATTAACGTGGATTTTGTTTTGTCTAATTGTATTTCAGTAAAACTGTTTCCTGTTGAAAGAAAGTTCTTCCAACGTATCTTATTAAAAATAATCATGCAACTTCTAAAGCCTGTGCCTCTGTCATGAGCTCTCGTACCTGAACCTTGATCTTATCTTTATCAAGATCAGTATCAACAGCTTCGATATACGAGTCAACGATAGTCGTGGTATCGTCAAAGTTCACTTCTTCATCCTCAACATTCTCGCCAATAAACTCACTAAAGTTTTCAGCGATCTTCAATTCATATATATCTTGGTTCTGTATTCGATCTATAAAGCGATCAAATACGAACTGGTCTTTCTTATTTACAACTACGACTTTTACAAACTTGTTTTCTAAGTTTGGAAGTTCTGTATTATTATAATCTATTTCGTCGTCATTGTAAACGATTTTATGAAATAAAGTATGAGGATTTTTTACTTTTTCAATCTGACGAGTTTCTGTATCTACCACATGGAAAGCTTTAGGATCGTGAGCGTCAGACCAGAAAAACTCCATTTGACTGCCTAAATACCAAATGTTATCTCGTCTTGAGGATACGTGATAGTGGCCACTGAGTACCAGTTCAAACTTATTGAAGAGTTTACTGTCCATGCCATGGGTGTTCTTTACACCTCTCATCATCTCAAATCCATTTAATTCAAGATGACCGCCGAGCCAGTCAGCTTTACATTCGCGTACAAAGCTCATAGAAGACTCGTAATTCTCTTGATTAATCCATGGCAGCATGGCCATTTTAAGAGATCCATATTCCATTACAGTCGGTTCCATAATGATATGAACTTCATTCATGTAGTAACCAAGAAGTTCTTTAAGAGAATTCAAATCATTTGTATTTTTATAGTATGTGTCATGGTTTCCAGGAATTATATCCATCTTCATTTCAAATTTGCGCATTTGATCTAGGAAATGTTTTCTGTTATGATTTAATGCCTTGAAATTTACAAACTTACGATGGTCATAGTAATCGCCAAGATGTACAATCTGTTCGATCTCATGCTCTTGACAGTACGGAAAGAAGACCTTTGAATAAAAGTCTTCTGCATTCTTCAAAAAAATCTCAGAAGAATTACGGACACCACAATGGGTGTCATTCAATATAGCTAATTTCAACTCATAAACTCCGTCAAGTCAGAGTCTGCAATTCGAGCACGTCTCTTCTTTTTCTCTTCTTTTACAAACTCTTTTACTTCAGCATCGACATGTCTTACCTTTTCAATACGGTCTCGTAGAGTATCAACGAATGCACCTACAACCTGTTGAGACATTTCATCGCCTAATTCATTATCAATAAAGTTTTCAATTCCTGACTTTGTCAAGTATTTTAATTTGATATCTTGTTGTCTCTTTTCTTTTGCGATACGTCGCAGAAAAGCGTACCACGTAATCTGTGTAAAGTATGCAAAAGCATTAGGTTTACCAGTACGAGTGGCCGCTGATATATCATAGTTCTCAATAGCCTTCAAACAGTTTTCAACAGCGTCCATGACCATTTCTTCGCGATATGTGTAGCGAATAAAATTAGATTTATGAGATAAACCTTCAGCTATCCGTAGAAAACAGCTGGCAATATAATCTGGTACAACTGGAAGTTGTCGCTCTTCTTTTTTGGCTTCTTGTAGAACTTTTACATAATCCACTACCGCCTGAGAAAACTCAGCATTATTGACATAATGGATTGCTGCTCTTTTTGATCGTGCCATAATAAATCCTTTCAATAATATTATATCATACCGAATACAAAATGTATATAAAAAAAATTAGTTCTAAGTTGAAAACTTTTTTATGTACAAAGGCACTTTTTTAGTATATAATAAAGCTATAGTTTAGTTGCAGAGGCTGCAGTACCCGGTTCAAGGGCATCGTAATAGTATTCCTCTGTATCTCCTAGTCTGTATTTATTACCTGTTTCGACTTGGTAATAATCCGTTGAAACTTTGAAGTTAGGCATCTGAGGATGTTCAGGTGTAAGAGAGTTATCGTAGACTCTCATACGATTATTAGGATACAAAGCATATTGACCATTTTCAAGTTCAATCAAATTAAAAGACTTATGTTCTTCCGGAACTTCGGACGTCGAATAGTCGATCTCATCAGCTGCCGCGTGGTAGTTATCGAGAGTACAAATATAGGTACCATACATGTTACCTTGATCCCGAGTACGAATCTCAAAATCCATAGAGCCTATGAATTGTTTATAGATCGATGTTACACCATAGTCCATACAATTCCAAAACTGAAGATTAGGCAGTGTCAAATCCGGATCCGGCGTTTCTGGACTCGAAACAAAGGCACTGATTGGTAACTTATCGTACAGTGCTCCGTAATGAGGTAGAAATGTTTCAAAGTAAAAGGCTCGACCAGGTATCGACTTTGCGGTAACCCAATGACCTTCTACAAATTCTCCATGGCCTTCTTGATGGTCCATGAGATATTCTTTTCTGACATATACTTTTTGATTCGGTAAATTACATATAAGCTGTGACATTAGTGTCTCGTTTTCCCAGGTTTAAAGTGAATGATTTTTGGATCCGCTGAATCTTGCGTAAAATTTTGTTCTCGCATCTTTTGCTCAAGAAATTCTTCAAGCATGTCGTCGTCCCAATCGTCACCCATTTCGTTGATAATATCTTCAATGTTAAATTCTCTTTTGAATTTTTTGGCTTTTTCTACGTCATCCATTGCGCCTTTAAAATGAACAGCAATTGTATTTGACGGCGTAGTTTCACCTATGATATGACCGATATTTAACACTGATAACTCATCAAAGTCATCTTGAAAAGAAAGCCATGGTCTGAACGCATAGTATCTTACATTACGTTCAAAATCATCTGTTGCTATGACTTTTAGCACCTTTCTTATCAGTATACCGTGGTCTGTGTCTTCAACAACCTCACAGATGATTTCATCGTTATTGGTCAGCTTGAACTGCTTTAGATTCATATCGATACCTCTACGGTGTTATATTCGAATTCTTCTTTTTGATATATCTTTAATCTTTCCCATGAATGAAGTAAACTAAAATTCTTTCGACTCTTCCAACTTAAATCATCTGATATATCATAAAGCCAAGTTTTACGACCATCGCTGCTTTTTCGAAGACCTCTACCTATTGACTGCAATACACGTATTTGTGATTTCGACGGCGAAGCAAAAATGATATTATGTAACTCTTTTATATTTATACCTGTACTAAAAGTACCAAGTGAAGCTACGACTATTGCATCCCTCTGCTTTTCCACAATACCTCTAATTGCTTCTCTGTCGGAAACATCCGTACCGCCCGATACAAAAAAGACTTTACGATCTTCATCTGCTTTATCCCTTATTAAATTAAACAATGGTTTACCATGCTTATCTACATAGTTGAAAAGAACTAATGTGTTTCCTTTCATATCTATAGCTAGGTTTCGAATAAATTTATTCCGTTTTTCGTGGCCAACGATAAAATCGATTTCGTCTTGATACGCTTGTTTTCCGAAGTCTTTGCGTACCTCTTGTCCATAATCAAGAACGAGTCGCCTGATCGATAGTTTTGCCAAAGTGTCGTTATCTTGTAATTCACGAGTGGTCGTAACTTTGTAGGTTTTTCCGAATAGGCCTTGAAGTACAAGCTCATGAGTTTGCGATCCATCTAAAGTTCCTGTCGTTCCAAATCTGTACTCAGCTTCAGTACATTTGTTCATTATATTCATCAATGACTTTGATTTAAAGCCATGACACTCATCACCAAACACAGCACCAAACTGTTCAAACCATTGTTTTGGTAATTTATACACAGACTGCCATGTTGTAATCACACATGCGGCATTCTCAATAACCTTGTCTTTACCAGAATATATACGATGCATGGCACCTTCATCCCAACCGTATTTCAAAAAGTCAGAATGCATTTGTTCAACAAGCGAAGTTGTTGGTACAATTACAAGCACTCTACCTTTTTTAGGATACGAAAGACCGTCAGTAAGTCGAGCTAACCAGTATCGAGCTATCGCGTATATTATTAAAGATTTTCCTGATCCTGTTGGGCTGAGGAGGATTGCTCTTTTTCTCGTAAGCGCTTCGCCAACGCATCCAAACTGATAGGTGCGAAGATCGAAAGGAAGATTAAGGCCGCTAATGAAAAGCTCAAGATCGTTTGGTGTAATGTGATTTCTGTCATCGGGAGCTCCATACTTAGTTCGTTCTGACTCTAGTATATATCCCCGTTTTTCGCAAAATTCACTTAAATGGTAAAATAAACCTGCAGGTAAAGTACGATCTCTCAAGGTAAAGAGTCGTATTTTACCGTCCCACATACGATTACAGTATGCTGGCATGAACTTGTAACCAGGTACGTAGAAGCTGAAAAACTCATTCAGTTCTTGCGCTGTACCTGAGTCGCAAGTTATCTCAAAATTTGCGTGATTTAACTTCCTGACTCGAATTGTTTCCACTTGATTATATTACCAATAGTTTGATGTCGCCAGTTAAGGTTACTTATTATCTGTTCTAAAGTATCTATAACAGTCTTATAGTACTGTATTTTCTCTTCAGACTTCTGTATTTCTGGATCTGAGTCGTAGTAGTAATCCATTTCGCCTTTGAGTATTTTAAGGCCATCAAACGGATCAGGATCCCATCCTTTTTCTACAACGTCTTCTTGTGACATTTTACCGTTATAATATAACCACTTCTCTTTCAACAGAACTTTTTGCTGAAACTCTGTACGTTTAAGCATAAGTTTTGTCGTTGAAAGAAGTTCGAGATATTTTGCATGTAGTTTAGGTGTTTCGCGAGAAGACTCATCAAGCTGCATCTTGATTTGGCTGTCTTCAGCCCACATGTCATGTATCTGTTTCAAGTCAATCATATTATAATTATATCATAAAATCTAGCAAATGTAAACAATTAAAGTGAAAGTTCTGCAGTTTTATCCTTAATATTGTGATCCTGCGCAACCATATCGTGCTTGTGTCAAATCACCCACATCTGTAGCTGTACCATCACTTGCAAACGGCCATTTTTCAATTTCATTTTTACTTGCGGCTCCAGGAACTGTTTGTCCACCAGCAGTATAACCAGAAACTGTTGACGAAGTTCCACCTGTCAAGCGTCTTCCAGTGATGAGATCACCCACTTTAGTTCCATTAGCATCAGATGCAAAAGGGTATGAACCAATGTTTGTCAGGTAAACTCCAGCTGGTGATGATGAACCAGATCCAAACATTCCTGAAGAGCTATAGCCATGAGTAGATGATTGATTTCCAGATGCTTGACGGTTTTGAGCTGGTGGTCCATGTTGCATATCACCAACGTCTGTCGCATCTCCATCAGAAGTAAATGAATATTTATCTATAGTGACTACCATCGGTAATCCACCACCTGCACGATAGCCATGTGTAGTACTACTAGAACCAGAAGTATTTGACATAGATTCTGTTAAGTCGCCTACATCAGTAGCATTACCGTCAGCAGCAAATGGAAACTTATCAATCTCATTACGCCCAGTTGGTGCAGGGTTTTGGCCACCGTGTGTATATCCGTGTGTGGTTGAATATGTACCCGCTCCAGCACTACGCGCTTGTGTCAAGTCGCCTACATCAGTTGCATTACCATCAGATGGAAATGAGTGTTTTGATATTGTATTTCTTATAGTTGGACTAGCGCCACCTGAAGTATAGCCATGCGTTAATGATGATTGGCCAGCTTGTTGAAATCTAAATTGTAACAAATCGCCTACATCAGTTGCATTTGCGTCTGATGCAAAAGGAAACTTATCAATTATATTGTAATTGGTTCCACCTGGTAGATATTTTCCAGCAGATGAATATCCAAAATTGCTTCCCTGTAAATTACTCACTGTGTTTGCCAGCCCATCATATGTGATTGTTACTTGTTTTGATGCTTGATTAATACCGTCTGATGCTGTAAATGTATATGTAAAGTCACCACCATTTGAATCTGATAGATTGCCAAGTGTTACATTGCTATACACACTATCAGCGGACAGTGGAGTAAAAGTCCAAACGGAAGAGTCTCTTGTCAATGCAATAAGATACTGGCCAGAGTCAGACAATGTACCGCCATATGTAATGATAGCGTCTGGATTATCAGAGTCAGAAGCAGGGTTTGTAATAATTAGAGGTGTTTGTGAATCTACGATACTAAAGGCTGAATTAATATTACTGTCAAATTGAGGAGCAAGATTTATAAGTGAAACGTTGTACCAACCACTACCGTTACTAATGTACAGTCTTTTGTTTCCTTTGACAAAGGCACGATCACCTGCTGTCAGACTTGATATAGGCAAAGAATCAAGTGTATCAAACGATTGAATTCCGACTCCTGACGCTATTGTAGAAACTTGAGCTGAATCAAGACCATCAGCTCCAATCACCGCGTCTTGTGTTTTTCGAATGTTGCTAAGACGAATAGGCATATTTAATTTGACGCGCTTACATGTTGATATCTAGGAGTGGCCAACGAACCAATACTAGTAGAATTTGTATCAGAGGCATAAGGGGTTTTATCAGCAACCGTCGCGGTGCCAGTGCCGCCAACTGTGTATATATGAGTTTGAGATTGTCCAGCACCACCTTCGTATCTAGTCTCAGCCATATCAGCTACATCCGAAGCATTACCGTCAGAAGCAAATGGAAATTTCTGAATATGATTTTTAGTACCTGGAGGTGAACCAGTACCGCCACTAAATCCTCCTAAATGGTAGCCATGAGTTGGTGTTATTCCACCCATACCAGCAGCAGCATTTACAGCAAGATCTCCTACATCTGTTGCATTTTCATCTGTGGCAAATGGAAACTTCTCGATATTACCAAAAGTATATGGTGGTGTGGTTCTAATACCACCCATAACATAACCATGCGTAGCTGAATTTGTAGTAGCTGTCTGCTTTAACGTGGCTGCAATATCTCCAACATCAACATAAGGTGCATCTCCAGCCGCCCCGTATTTATGAATAGAATTAGTATTTGGATAACCGCCAGTAAGATAATATACATAATCACCTGCGCCAGGTCCCATTGGTGTAGAATTAGTTTGTTGTACATGAGGTGAATTAGGTACCTGCACAGGCATATTAGTCATGTTACCACTATTTGCCAAGGTATGTCTCATCACGACCCCAGTGTAGCTTGGAGATCTGTTTGGAGATACTCCGCCAATTACATATCCGTAAAGTTCAGTGCCTCCAGCCGCGGCGTAATAGGTTGATTCAGCTAAATTTCCAGGTTGATTTGCTCTAGCATCACTAGCAAAAACTATAACTTCTTTATTTTGATAAATTGCACTAGGAGTTACATTAGCTCGTGTACCAAAACTATACAAAGAAATTGTACCTATTCCAGCAATACTTGCTGCAGCTAATCCATCATATGTGATTGTAACAGCTTTAGTCGCGGTATTAATTCCATCAGTCGCGGTAAACGTATAAGTAAAATCTCCACCAGCGGAATCTGGAATATTACCAAGTGTTACGTTACTATGCACACTGTCAGCTGATAAAGGTGTGAACGTCCATACAGATGAATCTCTTGTTAAAGCAATAAGATATTGGCCTGAATCAGAAAGTGTACCACCATAAGTAATAATTGCATCAGGGTTATCAGAGTCAGAGGCTGGATTCGTGATAATCAAAGGTGTTTGAGAGTCTACAATACTAAATGCTGAGTTAATATCGCTATCAAACTGAGGTGTAAGATTTATAAGCGAAACGTTGTACCATCCAGTACCGTTACTGATATAAAGTCTTTGATTTGCAGCAACAAACGCTTGATCTCCTGAAGTCAGATTAGAAGTTGGTAAAGAATCAAGTGTGGAAAGATAACTTAATCCAGAAGCTTGAGCTATTGTAGTTACCTGAGCTGAGTCGAGACCGTCAGCTCCTATCGATGCATCCGCTGTTTTTCTTAAATCGCTTAATCTTATTGGCATGTTAGTTCTCTATCAATATCCATCCTTGACTGTCGTTATAGTATACAAATCCAAGACCGGCTCTATCAATGTCAACTACAAAGTTAGAATCGCTTGATTGAAATTTATTACCATTAGGTAACAGTGTGATGTTATTCGAAGATGCATTTCCCGTACCATCAATAATTCTAATCTCATCACCAAACACGGGAGAGGCTGGGAATGTAAGTTGAATTGCACCTGCCGATGTTTTTACAATATTTTTAGTATTTGAAGCAACACTCGCATTGCCTGTTTTTTCTGACCATTTGCGCTCAGTGTCAGGAGTAAACGCGCTGATAATA